AGATCACCCCCCAAAAGGTAGGGTGCAGGTATACTATAACTTGCACAAAAAATGTTTGTCAATTAGGTACAAAGGAAAAGTCATCGAACACGCTCGCGAAGTTACTTTGACAGATGCGAAGTTTCATGTTCAGCCTGCAGGCCGTGCGCGTGTACTTCGTGAAAAGAAAAAGAACGTGCACGCTTACGTTTCGGGAAAGTTAAAAGAAAGTTTTTGGTTTACACAAGCACCCGCCTACGTTTGGACTGCTGAAAAGCGCGTGACATACAACCCATATAAAAACGAAACTTTCGTTGATAAATCAAACAACGAAATTGTAACCAGCGCAGAGGTTGTACATATTGCAGACAAAGTTATAACTGCTGGACAATTTGATCAAAAAAATCGTCGAGCTTGGTAGGTCGAATTGAGTGACAACTAAATACGAAACCAATAAATAGTAAATACAAAATCTCAAGCACTATGTAAACAATTATTAAAAAAATTAAATTTTATAATCGGCGGGGCCCCCCGAGGGGTTGGCACGGTTCTTGCTTAGTGCATCCAGCTGCCTCCCTCCAATGCGCTCCAATCGCGCTCCTCAGAAAAAACCTCCTCCAACTCCACCTCACCAGCGAAGTCGTGCTGCTTGGCCTCACGCGTCAGAGCCGCGTCCTGCTCATTCATCCAGTCGATATGCTTATCCTTTTCACTCATAACAAAAACAGTTTAACAGAATTTAAAAAAAAGTCAACTAAAAAAATCAATCCGCGAGCGTGTCGTAGGGAACGAGATTGGCATAAGGGTCATCGCTCCAAACAACCTCACCCTTGAACGTGACGCAAGCGCCATTATCAAAGGCCAACTTAATGGCCTTTTCAAGACCATCGTGAGAACGCGGAAAACCAGCAGTGCCAAGCTCCCACTCCACCTGATACATATCAGCCAACATTTCGTCGAACGAGTTCAGTTTCATATCTCTCATAACGGAAAACAGTATATCACACTTTCAGATAATTGCAACCTTTTTTTTGCATTTTTATTTATTTTTTTTACACGCAACTTGGCACGACATCTGCTGGCCAGGGGGGCCCCGCCCAAAGTTGTCAAGTTTTATTTTAGGAAGGCGGCTAGGATTAACCTAGCCACCTCCCATCGAACCCTACATGATGTTGATGCCTTGGCGCTTGAACCATCGGCGCAACTCGTGGATTGCCTTTTCGCTCGGGTGAGCGAGGTACGGCGTGACCTCTGGGTTTGGGGAAAAGTAGAACGTGCCTTTCCTTGTAGGCTCGAGACGAAAGCCGAGCTTCAGCGCTTTGCGCTCGATTTTTTTGTAGGTAGAAGATTGATGCTTGTTTGCCATACTCAATTATCCTTTGTAACATTATTATTTTCCGAAGTAGTCGTGGTCTACAAAAGCTCGGTCAACTCCAACAACTTCCCAAACGTCTCCGTTTGTCCATTGATTATTGAACTTCTCAGCCTCAAAAAGTTTGACCATGTCCTCCTGCTTTGTTTCGATTGGAAACGTGGTGTGAACTCGGGTGCAGCTTGCATGGATATGCTCGCCTGTAAACTCAGGATTTCTGCGGGTCTTAAAAACTATATTCCAGAATTCTTTCTTTTCTCTCATAACTTCAAACAGTCTATCACAATTTTCTCCAAAAGTCAAGAACTTTTTTTACCTTTCGTCGAGCATATCTTCGTGGCAGTCGGTGCAGATCGTCCCGTGGTCGCATGGATTCCACCACCTCCAAACTTCGATTTCTCCACCCCATTGGCTCTTGGCTCCATCTTCTCTCTGGCACACTTGGCAAACCAGTACTTCTTCATTTTTTGTTGTCATTTCTCTCATAACTCAAAACAGTCTATCACAATTCTTTTCAAAAGTCAACACTTTATTTCAACTTTTTTTCCATGTGGTCAGCCCATTCTTTGGCTCGCCTTTCGCGGTCTGCGATTGCCAACATCGGAAAATCTTTGTCCTTTTGCGTTGGTGGTAGTGTGAACATTCCGCGTTTGAATTGTTCCCACGTTGGGCGGTCGATTGGGTGAATGTTTTCCCATGCTCGTTTCAGTGCTTTTCTTTGTTCTATTTCTCTCATGTCGGTATCTAGTATACAGATTTTTTTGATCAAGTCAAGTCTTAAAACGGTATTTTGTTGACTAAAAAGTCAACTGCCTTGTCGATGAATTCGTTCGTGGCATCAACCGCCTTTTCGATTTTTTCGTTGAGTTTGTCTATCACGTTCAACATGCGTATATTAAACCACAGATTGACCCGAAAGTCAACACTTTATTTCATCTTTTTTTTCTTTTTTTTATCTGATAATGAGACACAGTCTCAACGCGGCGGGGCCCCCGCTGAGCGCGGGTACGTCAACTATTTTTTATTCGCACTCCCAACACATGAAATTTTCAAGGTTGTGCCATTCGGCAGCTTCATCGTGGTCGATGTGGTGCTGCTCGCCGCATCCGCAACAAGTGCAGGAAACCAGTTCAGTGTGAGCATAGAAGTTGGACTCAAAAACCTCTTCGCAAGTAATGTTCATATCTCTCATAACTGGAAACAGTATAGCACAGTCTCAGAGAATTGCAACACTTTATTTCACTTTTTTTATTTTTTTTTAGCCCATGACTTGGCACACAACATGCTGTGCCTGGGGGGCCCCGCCCGAGGGCGGGTGTGTCAACTACTTTTTATAGTTTATAAAAAGCGTGCTGACCGATTACCTTGACGGGTTTCTGTCCCTTTGCCCAGTACGGTTTCTTTTTCATCCACGTTGCGTGGTAGTGGTTGGCGTAGCCAATGAACTGGCGTGACAAACTCTTGACGTTCTTCGCCACGGTGATGGCGTAGCTTGCCTGTGGTGTCTTGAGTAGATGCTCAAGATCTTTAACGCTCTTGCCATTCCAACAACTGAACTGCCACTTCTTGAGGCAAACCTCTGTTGGTGTTCGTTTACGTTCAAACGCTCGCTGCGCTATGCACGCACCAACCGCATACATACCAGCCTCACCCTCACCTCTAGCCTCTGCTAGTATAGTAATGGCAACCACCTTAACCTCATGAGTTAACTGATGGTTTTTATGTGTGTGATTAGCTTGTGCGCTAGTCCACCACAACAAGCAACTGCTTACAGTCAACGCCGTGGCGCAAGTGCGTGGCATCTTGTAACCTATCTTGATTAGCTTCAACAAAGTCTTGAGTAACATAGTAATTCTTTTTTTTAAGTTTATGATTATTTTTATCTATTAAGGCAAATGCAGTATTGTCATTTACTACTGTCAACAACCAACCGAGGTCAGAGGATGTAGTCATCCTCCTCCTCGTCGGCGTACTCGTCATCACGTTCCCAGCTAAAGCGTTCGCTTGGATCGCGTCCGATGCTCATGTCGATGATATTCTCATCGTTAGAGTCTCCAACGTAATCATCGTATGGGTTAGTACCCATGATGTCACGTTCACAATCAATCTCGTCCTGCGATGCGTAGTTGTTCGCAGAGTAGTGTTCAGCGTTTATGATATTATCGTCCATAACTTCGTTTAATGTATCAGAAAAATTGTCCATTGTCAACCTTTTATTTTATGCTTCCAAGTATTTCACGCAGTCCTCAACAGACCAATCATTTCTCATGGCCCATTCAACCGCACCTTCAACGTCGCAGTATTGGCGTACTTCGTCGCACACCAAAGACTCAACTTCAGCCAAGAACTTCTGGGAGTTCAACTCGTTCATCGTATGTGGATTATCTCTCATAACGGGAATCAGTATATCAGATTTTTTTGAAAAGTCAACCTTTTTTTTACTTTTTTATGTCAACTCCGAGGGCATTCCAGAACGCCTCTTCAGCGTATGCTCGCATCCATTCGGCATCCTCGTCCTGCGCTTTGATGGCATCATTCTGCCACTCATCACACATTGCATTCAACTCGAAGACCTCTTCACAACTCAGGTTATCAAACGTAGTATTCATTTTTTTATTCGTTAGGCGGTGGGCTTTCCCTCACTCGCTGGAAACATTAAACCATGGATTGAGGAAAAAGTCAACACCTAAAACAACTTTTTTTTATTTTTTTTTCGTGCGTCGCATAGCACATGCCGTGCCAACACACCCCGTTTTTTCAAAAAAATTGACGCGTCAGGTGGGGCTACGCAGGGGTACGGCCTATTTTTCAATATCGACTAGAGTCTCCCACAAACCAAATAAAGCTAGACACAAAAAAAATCCGAGCCCGCATCTCCCCAGACAGAATGTATAAAAAACAACAGAGAAGAAATTAAAATCCCGCGAATACTCTAATAAAAATAAAATGGCACAATATTTGCTAATAAAAAAATAATGACTGAGCTAAAATTCATGGTAGATAATCTTTGGATATTAATCTCTGCATTATTGGTATTTATAATGCATTTAGGATTTTCTACTTTAGAAGTCGGACTAACAAGACAAAAAAATACCGTCAATGTTTTGTTTAAGAATATGTTTATTATAAGCATCGGGTTAATTACATACGCGCTTGTAGGTTTTAATACTATGTATCCTGGTGAATTTAATAACATATTAAGCATCGGAGGTCCAATAGGATTTGTTGATGCAACTAAAAATCTAACCCATGAATATGGTGATTATACATATTACAGTGATTTTCTGTTTCAAGCAATGTTTGCAGCCACAGGAGCAACAATTGTATCTGGAGCAGTAGCTGAACGAGTAAAATTAAGTAGTTTTCTTATTTTTGCTGCGTTGTTAGTAGGATTAGCATATCCCATTGCAGGAGCATGGAAGTGGGGTGGAGGATTTTTAGATGATATGAAGTTTTATGATTTCGCGGGCAGCTCTGTAGTTCACGCTTTTGGAGGATTCGCGGCTTTAGCGTGTGCGTGGCTTTTAGGTGCGCGTGCAGATAAGTATAAAAATAATAAAATAAACGCTCTCAACGGTCATTCTATGCCATTAGTGGCTATTGGAGTGTTCTTGTTGTGGTTTGGATGGTATGGATTTAATGGTGGCAGTGTTTTATCTGCTGATCCAGCTTCTGTTTCTTTTGTTTTTGTTACAACTTCATTGTCTGCGGCATGTGGAGTATTATCTGCAATGTTTATTTCATGGTTTAAAAACAAAAAACCAGATTATACCATTACAGCTAACGGTGCATTAGCAGGTTTAGTAGGTATAACAGCAGGTGCAGATGTTGTTTCTATATGGTCTGCATGTGCAATCGGACTAATCTCAGGTATACTACTTGTTTTTGGTAGTGATTTAATAGAAAAAATCTTAAAAATTGATGATCCAGTCGGTGCAATTACTGTTCATGGTATTTGCGGTGTTTGGGGAACAATCGCGGTTGGTATTTTCAGTGCTGAACACAGTATTTTAATACAAACTGCAGGATCATTAATAATCAGTGTTTTTGCTTTTGTTTTTTCTTTTATTGTTTTTGGTGCCCTTAAGAAAACTTTGGGTGTTAGAATCAATGGTGAGCTAGAACAAAAAGGTTTAGACATACTGGAACATGGTCATACAGCTTACCCCGACTTCCAAACAAGCTCGTAATTGTTACAGTGTGTCAAAGGGGGCGCTTTTAGCGCCCTCTTATTAACCAACTGCTGCTTTGTACTTTTTCTCCCAAGCCATAAACAGATGTTATGCCTAATTCTTCACAAATTTTATGTTCTGGAGTATTTTCGCCATTGGTACGATCACCACCATTGCAAAACATAATTTCTTGGTATGTGTTTTTTTGATTTTTATAAATATTTTCTAATGTACGACACACAGTATCATCGGTATCTGCACACGGTATAACTTTGTCAACACAATAAATAGATTCTACAATACGCATTCTTTCTGCAAATGGCATAAATGGCTTGCCTTTTTTACGAATTAAAAATTGGTCATTGTTCACAATGACAAAAAGACGGTAGGCTAGTGATTTCGCGCGTTCAAACAATTCTAAATGACCAACATGCAACGGATCAAATCCACCACTAACTATAGAAAGTTTAATCATTTAGGTTTTAAATCTTTATAAGCATATTTTGGTTTGATAAAAATGTCTTTTTGTAAATCTTCTTTGCTTTTTACACCTAATATCTTTTTTAAAAGTTTAAATACCATATGCTTTCCTTTTGTTTTTTTGATAAATTTAAATAATCGCCGCCGTCTGGCTCAAAAAATAATATTTCGTCATCGTTTCCTATAACCATATTGATTGCATGTGCAGATCGTGCAGAATTATTATAAGACATAACACCAACAGCTACAGCTTCTGCATCAGTAGCATTTTTATTTTCAGAATTAAATGTTTGTTTAAAAGCAAGTGAGTTTTCGCGGGCATGGAGAATATTTAAAAATGTTTTAAAAGTTTGTGAAAAGTTGTCGCAATCCCAATTTGTGCGCCATTTAGTAACCCCAGCAAAAGACAACCACTTATGATATGCTGGATACGCTTCTTTTTTCAGCCAGTCAGTGTCTAAAACAACATATGACTTATCATTCAAGTGAATACTACATTCTTCACTGAAATTTTGTGCTTCTAATAATTTTTTTAGTTTTGTTTTTGTATAAGTTATCATATCATGTTAAGTTTCTTTTTTGCTTGATTAATACGCCAACGATCTTTTTCGTCTAAATTGCCTTTTAAATGATTGTCTATTTGAGCCAGCATAGGGCTTTTCTCGCCTTGATGGTCATTTCGGATACTCTGTATACCCTTTACTAATTTAAGCAGCGTAGAAGTAGCTCCAGAGGCTGGCATTGCAAAAGGCGCGATTACTCCTGTTACCTTGATAGCAACACCCGCAAGTCCGATTAATATTACACCACCAACAATCCAATATACTTTTTGCATCAAGCTTTGGTATTTAGTAGCCATCAATGCATTTTCTTGATTAGTAGCTTCTAATTTTGCTTGTGCAGAAGATAATTTACTTTCTAGTAGTTTGTTTTGATTTTGTACAGCGACTAATTGTGAGTCAAGTTGTTGTAATAATTTTTGACCTTCTTTTTCTTGCTTTGGATCTTCAGATAACAAGTCACTTACTACTTTAGTGGACTTTATTGCATTTTCTGCTTGTGGAGGCCCTAAGGCAGTAATTCCACGAGTAGTCATTTGTTTTGCTACTTGTGAATGTTTTGAAGGAGTTGGATCTTTTTGTAACGCTTGATCTGCAGCATATACAAAAGTTCTACCGCTTTCAATTTCTTTTTCTTTGTTTTTGTCTATATTTTGACTTATGCCTGTAACAACGTCTTTTTGTTTATTAAACTTGCCCAACGGAGTTGAACAACCAGCCGCGATTAATGCTACACAAACATATGTAATTTTATTGGACATACTCTTTGGGAACCCATTGAGCAAAGTCAAACCATTCTTTTGCTGGCTTTAGTCCACCAATCACAGTATATACTGCAATCCCTGGCTTGTTCGACGTATAAATACCACGATGAACCATACTATCTTTTTCCAACAACCTATTAAGTTGCTCAAAACCATGTTCTAGCGCTTCTTGTGGTACATTATCCATCAATTCATTGTTTACTACCATCACACAAGCTGCTACATTACCAGTAGAAATATCTGCACCTGCTAAAATATTACGTTTTAAATTGTCACGTATTGCTTTGCTGATGTCTGTATCGTTTGCTTGCTCTGTTTTGATTGGTGTAGCTCCAAAAGTGATAATTCCAGAATTTAATACTGTGTCAAGGTCTGCCTTGTCAAAAGTAGTATACGAGCTGTCTTGTGCAGAAATCTTATTAAACAAGTGAAACAGCGAACAAACACTATTGTTGGCTGTACTCCAAAACTTATTGACAGATAGTCCTGGATATAATTGTTTTATTTTTTCATTGTTCAAAACAATGAGTGGTGATAAAATACCATCTTTGGCATATTCAACCACTTTTTGCATTGTTCTTTTTGTATTTTTGGCGACCTGGTTTCCTTCTGCATTGGTTGGCAAAGCAGAAATAAAACCTACTGTGGCATCAGTATTTTCTTGTGCAATTTTAAATACTACTGGCGCTCCTCCTGCGCCTGTGCCACCTCCCGCACCAGCGCAGACCAGCACTCGATCATATGTTGTGCCTAATTTTGCACGAAAAAAGTCACAAATCTCTTCAGAGTTCTCTTGGAAAATTCTTTCTGCGGTCTCAGGATCTTTACCTGCCCCACCATGGTCGAGTAGTAATTTTCTGTCCTCGGGGATATTAATATATTTTAAGTCCTGCTTTGCAGTGTTAATTACGCAAACTCTTCTATATCCTAAATTCCAGAATGTTTCCGCTATTCTAGATCCACCTTGACCTACGCCAATAATCGCAAATTTATAAGCGCCGTCAAATTCGTCCTCAATTTCTTGAGTTTGAGCGTTTTCGTCGGGCATGGGAATGTCTGGCAAATCAATTCCAATATCATCTATGTTTGAAATATCCTCTTCCATGATATATATTATTACACTAAATTGAATTTTTTTCAAAAAATAAAAAAATATATGTGTATAACTATTTACGGGTCCAACAACATACAACATACTATGGCACAAGACAATAAACCAAAAATCACATTTGCTGATCTGGACAACTTTTTAAAAATCGCACCAATAATCGGCCTGGCAATTTTAGCTTATTTACAAACACTTTTTCCAAGTAAAACTGAATTTAAAGAAATACAAACTCAGTTGATACAAATGGACAAAAAAATAACGGAAATGACTGTTTTACAAAAAGCTATAACGAGTAATACTTCAGACTTGAAACAAATTGATCAACGCCTTAGAATTTTAGAACTTGAAGTAGCACGGCACAACGCACAAACAGATGATGTTAAATAGGCGCAAATTTCTGGGCGGCATGGGCTTATCATTCATGTTGCCAAACTTAGAAGCTTTAGGAAATATTAAGCCAGACGTAAAACGCTTTGCCGCAGTATACGTTCCTAACGGAATCAATATGCACCATTGGACCCCAAGCTATCAAGGAGATTTAATTGATTTGCCTGGTACTTTGTCTCCGATGCAAGATCATATTAACAATATGCACATCTTGTCTGGATTAACTCATGATAAAGCAAGGCCAAACGGTGATGGCGCTGGAGATCACGCAAGAGCTTGTGCAACTTTTCTTACTGGTGTTCAAGCACATAAGCATGAATCTTTAATACGTTCTGGAAAATCTGTTGATCAATATCTCGCAGATAAATACAACGGAGTTACAAGATTCGACAGTTTACAATTTACAGGCTCAAAAGCTAGAATTATTGGTAAGTGTGATTCTGGCTACAGTTGTGCGTATCAATACAATTTATCATGGAAATCTGCATCTCAACCAATGGCGTCCATGTATGATCCCAAAGACATTTTCAATAGATTGTTTAACGTTGAAAAACTTGAGCAAAAGAAAAAACTATATAAAAAATCAATTTTAGATTTTGTTTTAGAAGAAAGCAAATCTTTATCTCACAATATATCATCAAAAGATAAAGCCAAACTTGACGAGTATATGTATTCTGTTCGTGAAGTAGAATTAGAGCTAGAAAGACGCGATGAATTTAATTTATCAAACAATTTTGAATTTAACTTTGATACAGAACAAAAGTCTGACAAGTTTAGATTAATGTATAGTTTGATGCATTTAGCATTTTTAACAGATACAACTCGCGTAATAACATTTTTAACTGCGCATGATGGCTACAATGGTCCTCATAGAGAAATAGGCGTAAATGAAGGTCATCACAGTTTATCACATCATCAAAAAGATGAAAAAAAATTAGCAGCACTTGCTAAAATTGATTTGTTTAATGTTAGATTATTTTCTGAATTTATTGACAAACTTAAAAAAGACAATTTACTAGAAAATACAGACATTATTTACGGTGCAGGCATATCTGATGGAAACAGACACAATCACGATGAACTTCCATGTTTGTTGGTTGGTGGTAAAAATCGCAGAAAACACATACGAGTAGAAAAAGAAAAACCAATGTGCGACTTGTTTGTTAGCTTATTGCATAAGCACAATATTGAAACAAAACATTTTGGCGACTCTACTGGCGAGTTTAATATAATTTAATTTCTTTTACCCCAAAACTTATGTTCATAATCTGGAGTATTTTCTTGTATTAAAGCTTGCCTCCATTCTGCCTTAGAATATTCAGAAAGTAAAATGTGATTACCCGTATTAGTGTCTTCAGACGCAATCCATCTTTTAGCAAGTTCGTACATTTGAGCTTCTTCGTATCCAAGCATGTGAGTTAAGTTGGCAAATTTTTTTAATAAAGTTTTTTTAGGAGGAGGATTTATTCCTCTCTCTATCTTGCGCCACATAGACTTTTCTACTCCAATTATCTTACAAAATTTTTCAAGATTCTTAAAATATTTTATTCTTTGCTGTTTGACGTACTCGTTAAATTTCATGCTAGTAAATCAAGTCTGTATGTTGGCATAGTATCATAAAAAGCATTATACTCTGAAGTTTCATTTAGCTGCGCTGCTATATATCTTCCAAATAACATATCTGAGTGAACTCTTCTTGCTGAAGAATAGCTTTGCATCTCTGATGTCTTTTGTTGTCTATCACTCCAAGCTTTTATACCTTTAGACTGAATGTCATTATCTCCTATACTCCACGGGAAGTCTGTCATAGCAATAACGTAAGTTCATGTACAATAAAACAAATAGACGCAGCTATAATGACTTTTATTATATCATAAGCTATTTTACTATTTCTTCTTAATATTGACATTTATAGGTTCGTGTTGTTTAGTTGTGTAAATATGATGCAATTCGTCGTACGCTTCGTTGTAATTCCACCTTGGGCATTTAAAAGACATTGTTCTATGCTTGGGATAATCTTCTTGCCATACCCAAGTACCGCTACAACCAGTAGAAAGAAAAAGAAGAAGCAAACATAAAATTAACCCACCAACAGGGATATATAAAGTCCACCTTTCTAAAAACTTTATTTCTTTGTCAAGATCCATATTTATATTTGTTTTTTATAGACTGGGTCTTCATAACTAAAATTATTTAGCGTTCTAAGATATTGCATATACTCATCTCGTTCTTCTCTAGAAAGCTCTTTAGCCAAATTGCCTTTTCTGTCTTGAATTTTTCTAGCTTTAGCTTCCACGGGTTCAGCTTTAAAAATAATTACACCAACGGTGACGCAAAAAAATAATAACATAACCTTGATAAACTCTAATAATAGTTTTTTCATTTTTTAAATTTAGATTTAAATATATCTATAATATATTTTGGCGCAACCAATATCCAACCTAAAAATATGAAAAATACCTCGATAATCTTTTGAAGTTTATTCATTTTTACTTTTTCTTTAGAAATTAATTTATTTATCGCTTGTAAAGATTTTTTGTCTGCACTCCATCTTTCATCCTTCCATGAAATACAATATATCTTCATCGAATGCCAGAACCTACTTTTTGAAATATCAAATCACTTTCCTGAATATTACCTTGGGCTTCGCATGATGAAACACACACCGCTGTTATAAAGATAACTCCTATGATGTATAGAATACGTTCTTTAGTTTTTTGACTCATTTTCTACATATTGTTTTTGACTTATAACTGGCGAGCTGACGAACTTGATTATCTTTAAAGTTCCCACGCCAACGTTTTTTAACAAGCCAACTGTAGCCATAACTGTACCTTTACCACCTTCTGCCGCGGAACCTGCAGCCATACCGACTGGGACTATCGCAGCTTCTGGATGCGCCTTTACAGCTTTATAAGTATCTTTAAATTTAAACAGTTGGATGACTTCTTTTGCAGGAACTTTTTCTCCAGACTTAGCTGCCTCTTTTAATTTTTTCCAATCGATCTTTATAATTGAATCAGTTACTTCTTGTGATCCTTGCATATAATGTCGCACATAATTTCTTTTAAACCAAGTTTTAGGTTTTTTTAATTTCCATTCAGGCTCTTCAGGATTCACCCAGCTACCATTTTCATGGATAATTGTTTTACCTAAAAATTTTAATTCTTGAGAATCTTCTGCGATTACGTTAAACGCGCAGAAAAACGATAGTGTTAATATTAGTTTTTTCATTTTAATTAAATTCTGCTTTCTTCGTTCCCCTCCAGTCAGGAAACTCTGTTCTTCCAAAGTTCGGTCCGTAAGCCGTCCACATATGTACAGTCGAGCCGTGCTTGACTATAACAGGCCCCCAGTCATCAAATTTTAATCCTGGAATATCCATTTGATTTACATATTGATGAACGCCATTCGATATTAATATATGATCATTGTCACCTGCATCCATACATCTTTGCGCCATGTTTATTCCTGCGCCACTAACATTTGGATTATCATTGATATCTTTTACTGGGACAACGGGTCCAGAATATACTCCGTTACGTAATCCTATTTGGGGATGTTTGTAAGTCTTTTTGCCTACGTCAACAGCACACTTGAATGCAGCGTGAACAGAATTAAAGAATACGAGCGCCATACCGTCTCCTGTAGGCAATATTATTAACTTACCCTGTCTGTTTGCCTGTTGAAATCCTTCAGTACCTTTAACGTAAGATATGAGCTCATCAGTTACTCTTTTCTGTTCAGCAGTGCTCTTGTTTGAGTATCCAACAATATCCATAAAGTATGTATGAGCTTCGCAAGGACTGTCATAAACTAGTGACTCGCCTTTTAATTTAAATGGATCTTCTCCCCACTTCCATTTAATAACTCGTTGCCTTTTTTTCTTTTCTTCTTCTTGTTGAATTTTTTTTCTAGTTTCGGCGGCTTGATCTTCTTTTTGTTTCATTTGCGCTGCCGCCGCTTCTAGCCTTTTTATTTTATCAGATTTAGACTCAAACAATTTGCCTAGCAATCCTTCTGGTTGCTTGGGAGCGTCTTCATATTCATAACCTTTAAATTCTGGCTCGCTATCACCACCAACTTGAACTTGACTTATAGATTGTTTGTATTTAACTTGGCCTCTAGTGGAATGTTTCACTGCGCCTTTAGAAACAAGATACTTTAACATTTCCTCGTTCTCATTATCATTAGCTATTTCCCAAGGATTTAGTTGATCGAGTTCTGGTTCGAATGTAGATCCATTAACATTAGCCTTGTTTTCGAGTAATAATTTTACTATTTCAAGATTGTTAATTTCAACTGCATAATGTATTGCCATCCACCCTCTAACGTCTCTTGCGTTTATTTTTATAGAATCATCTTCTAATAAACACTCTATTTCATCAACGTCTTGCATTTGCACAGCTTGATGTAAGTTTAAGTCTTCGCCGTAGAACTTGCCACCTTTTTTAATTAAGTTGTTTATTATTTTTGTACGATTAGGACCTTCCGCAACGTCCATTGGGTAAACTATTGGAGTTTTGTCTGAGTTATCTTCTTCAAGGGCGAGGTTCCAGTCGTTTTGTTTTTTCTTTTCTGGAGGCACGCTTTTGATGTTTGGCGTAATTCCAGCATCTAACATTAATTGCACGATTTTAGCCTTACTGTGGTGAGAAGCATAGTGCATTGGACTCCACCCCAGCTCTTTATCTGGAGATAAAAAAACTTTTTTATTAGTCATTTGGGACAAGGCTTTTTTTATGCCCTTAATGTTGCCGTTGATAGCTAAATTGTGTATTTCTCCCATATATTTATTTTACACGATTTTTATGCAAAAAAGTGTATATATAATCAAAGGGCAAGCAAAATGGCAAGAAACAGGACAATTTATTCAAATGAAATTTTGATGGTAGCTCCATCAGCAACAGGATCACAATATCTAAATGATGGTGGCGCAGGAGAAAGCTTAATCAGGCAAGTAAAGCGAGTCCAGAATGTTAATTATGGTTTTTCTATCAATCGAACTGATACCTATCAGTTTGGGCAATTAGCCAGAATAGATTCTGCAGTCTTATCTGCACCAACCGTTTCTTTAGACTTTAGTTATTACCTCACTGATGGCCAAAACGAAAATCTGTTAGGATTCGACAACGCTGAAAATTCTAATTTTTTATCAGAAAGTTTTATAAACGACCAAGATGGTAGAAATTTTTATATTTATACAGCTGATCAAAAAAATGATGCCATAGGATCAACCTCAGATTTAGAAGCTCAATCAGACGATAATAAAAGCGTTATTGGAATTGGAAACTGTTATGTAACAAATTATTCCGTAAATGCTTCGGTTGGAGGTTTGCCAATTGCTTCAGTTTCTGCAGAAGCTTTTAACATAAAAGTTGATGCTGGCAATAAAGCTGGAGACAGCCCAGGAATTAACATAAAAGATGGCACAAAATCTACCGAAACATATGTTATACCAAATGAATATATAAGCACTGGAGACGGTGTAGCGCAATTATTACCAGGCGACATTGAGGTTGACTTTGGTACTGGCGCTTTATTAAGTTTAATATCTGATAGTGCTGGAGCAAATTCTGCTCATATACAAAGTTTTTCTATTGATGTACCATTAGGAAGAACGACTTTACAAAGAATTGGTAACTCGTTTGGGTACTCAAAAGTTTTAGATACTCCGATTACTGCATCTGTCAGCATTTCTGCTATTTTAGCAGATCGCCCAGATGAAACAAGATCTTTGTTTGAAGAAGTTTACGCTAATAATAAAAATGATATTAAAATAACAATGCATAAACCTTCTAGTGCTGGAGCAAAGCAGGGAGACAAGTCTATTGTATATATATTAAAAAATGCTACATTGGAAAGCGAATCTTATGGTATGTCCATTGGTGACAACAGAAGCGCTGATTATACTTTTACGGCACAATTAGGTGATCCTAAAAATGTAGCAGATGGCTCTTTGGGTGGATCATTTACAATGAACTCTTCTGGAAATTATGAGCAGTTACAAGTAATTGAAACAGGAATGTCAACAGACACAAAAACTGATCAAGGCTATGGCATATTTAGCTTTGGCAGTGCTGTTGCGGCAAATGATGATTTTTTGGTTATTGGCGCAAGTGGATTTATTGGTGGAGGAGACTCATTTGAAAATGGTGCAGCATATATTTATAAAAAAGAAAAAGGTTTCTACAAGCAAATCCACCAAACAAGCGGAGAAGCGGGAATTAGACAAGCTGGATTAAGTAACACTGCAAAATTACCAGATGATAGCAGGCATCATAATTTTGGCGGCGCAGTGGCCGTTAGCCCTAGTGGATTGATCGCAATTGCGACCCCAGATGCGGCTGGAGACGATGGATCAGTTTCAATTTTTGAGCCCAATGATGGCAAGAACTCTTTTACAATTAACACTGTTTTAACTGACGCTACAAATAACATCAGATACTCAGACGATATTGCTTTTGACAAATCTGTTAGTGGCGACGGTCAACAGCTCGGAGTTATAGGTGCGCCACATCAAACTGTCGGTAGCACTGGAAATCATGGGGCGATATATATATTTAAAGGAACAGTTACAAACGGATATAAAACTTCTGCAGTTAATGCGTTTAGTGAAGCCCAGATCCCAACAACCAGTCTTGACTTGGCTGGCCAAATTTTCACAGCAGGTCAAAGATTGGGGCATAGCGTAGCAATGCATAAGGGGGTTATTGTTGCTGGTGCGCCTGAAAATAATATCTTAGCAGGCACGCACCCTTCAGGATCTGCTCTGGTTTATGTTGCGACACAGGGACTTGGTGGTGGAGTTGGCCATTACAGGATAGTCGCAAATTTAACTGGCACTAAGTATGGATCAACTGAAGGAGTAACTCAAAATTCAGCTTTTGGCACTGACGTAGACATTTTCGAAAATACTATTGTAGTTGGCGCTCCTAGTGGCAATCACAATGGAACTTCTAATGCTGGAGCAGTTTTTGTATTTACAGGATTTAACGATGCGGCAAGTGACGCAAAAAATTATAAGTCTAAGCCAACTCGATGGAAATACGCAGCTACGCTTAGTCAAACTGCTGCTGCGGCAAACGATTTATTTGGCTACACTGTATCAATGCCAACCGCTCATAAAATTGTTGTGGGCGCGCCAGGCAGAGGTGATGCTAATAAAGGCGCTGCTTATGTATTTACTGGAGAAGGTGCTAGCTGGACCCAGACGCAAGAAATACAATATTCTGGAGTTGGTGGCACTGATAAACATGGAAGGCCAGAAACCGCATTAGCCACAACCGAAAAAGAAATTTTTATTGGCGGAGCAGGAAACGTTGTCTCAGAAGAGGTAATTCGTTATAGAATATAACAAGTTTTAGTGTAATATATTATGGTGATAACACCAAAACTAAGCACTAAAATTTTTATAAAACAATGGCTAGAAAATCTGCTATCAAGGCGGTGTCTAATGCTGACGTTATTTGCGAAACTGACGAAAACAACATAATAGATTGCATGTCTTCTTTGAAAAAGAAAAAAATAAAATTAAACCCAGTAAAGTTTACTGAAAAACAAAAACAATTTTTAAAATTATCGATTGCTAAAGATACGAAAATGATGTTTGTACGCGGTCCCGCTGGAACAAGCAAAACTTATTTGGCTGTATATACTGCACTTCAACTCTTCAATATTAACAACGATTATGATATTATGTATGTTCGTACTATTGCTGAGAGTGGCGAAAAAGGTTTGGGCTCGCTTCCAGGAGACGTTAATGAAAAGTTTAATCCTTTTATGATGCCACTAAATGATAAGCTTGAAGAAATGATAGCTTCACAAGAAAGAAACTTTTTAGAACAAAAGAAAATCATAAATGCTATGCCCATAAATTACTTGCGTGGCTCAAACTGGATTAATAAAATTATTATTGCAGATGAATCTCAAAATTTTACCGCAAAAGAGTTAACAACTCTAATAACAAGACTAGGAGAAAATAGTAAATTATTTATTTGTGGCGATCCTATGCAAAGTGACATTAATGGTAAAAGCGGATTTAAAACTATATCAAATCTTTTTAATGATAAAGAATCTAACGAAAAAGGCATATATTGTTTTGACTTTTACAAGGAGGATATTGTAAGAAGCGAGATACTTAAATTTATTGTTGGTAAGCTCGAAAAACTACAAGAAATTCCTCCTCCAGCTAAAAAAAGAGCCACAAGGCAAAATAAAAGTGTAAACACTAAACGTTCAAGTTAGAAATATTTTAAAAAATATATAAAATAAAATATGCCATTTAGATACTGTACACAATGTGGTTTTAAAAACGTTTATACTTTAAACGAGGCAAAATTTTGTGCTGGTTGTGGGCAATCACTGAACCAGGCGACAGCAGGCAACGAACCACAAACCACAAACGCACCTCACCTGCAATCAGCACAAGCTAATTTAGAAGAGTCAACAGACATTCCAAATATTTCAAAATTAGAATACTCTGTTGATGTTGGCGCCAATAACAAAACGACTATTGGTCAACTTATAAATTCAAAACAATCTTCATCTGAAGGTACGAGGATCTCAAACACTAGTCAAGCTTCAAAAAGAATGACTCGAGAAGAAATTGAAGCTGAAACTATGAGAGAATGTCAAAGTGCTCGTAACAGACCTTTAGATGATTAATGCCTCGCAAAAAGAAATATAAGTACGAAGACAAAGTCGAAATTATTGACGCAGAGCTTCAAAAAAGAAAACACAAGTGGCATCTAAATGCACTTGCATGGTTTGACTTCGAAGACGTTGAGCAGATCATAAGATTTCATATTTTTAAAAAGTGGGATCAATGGGATCAATCAAGAAATCTTGAGCCATGGGTTAACAAAATCATCTCTAATCAACTTAAAAATATTTTAAGAAATCATTATAGTAATTTTGCGCGACCATGTTTAAACTGTCCATTCAATGAATCAGAAGAAGAAGGTGGCGGCGAAAACAGTTGCTCGTTCACACCGAGTAAAAAACAATGCTCTGAATGCAAGCTTTATGCTAAATGGGAAAAAAGTAAAAAACATGCGTATGATATAAAGTTACCACTAGCACTTGAAAATCATCAACAAGAAGTATTTTCTATTTCAACAACAGAGTTTAATTTTGGCGACTCTATAAAAAAACTACACATTGAAATGAAGATGGTATTGAATACAAAACATTACAAAGTTTACGAAGACTTATTTATTAAAAATTTACCAGAAGATGAAGTTGCAAAAGATCTTGGTTATACCACTAATGAAAAAAACAGAAAAGCTGGATACAAGCAAATCAAAAACTTAAAAAAAATGTTTAAAGAAAAAGCTATTTTGATTATTAAGGAAAAAGATATTATAATAACAAATGAGTGAATTAACTGACGAGCAAAAAAAGTTAATTGCAGAAAACTACAAATCTATACCAGACTTAACACGGCTAACGCAAATAGTATCGGGTGACGATACCATTGATGGTAGAAGCAAAATTGGACGTTCCATCAGAAAGTTCATGGTTGATCAAGGCTTGAACTATCAAACTTCTAAACACTCAAAGGTTGAGGAAATAATTTTAACAGATGAAGAAAAAGAATTTTTAAATTCACATGCTGGTCAAGATATGTCAAGTATACAATTAGCAGAATTATTGTGGCCAAACAAAGAAATCAAAAAACTTTCAAAAGAACAGAGAGTCGTCGCAGACTACATTAAGAACCATCATCCAGACTTTGTAAAATCAGAAGAAAGCGCCGTGGGCACGAGATACAGTCCGCCAAAAGCTTTGTCAAGGTCAATCAAAAAGATAAATGACTTTGCAGGTAAAGATCTTGATGAAAACAAACTGCAAATGCAAGACAGAAAAGCTGCAGAGAGTTTAATGAACTTTTTATCAAGCCCTAGATTTTTACAAGTAATTAATAACTACGGCTCACAAGAAGACAGAGAATTGTTTGAGGCAGAGTTTGTAAGATGCGTTTGGGATAAACCAGATTTAACGTCTGATGAAATTAATTTATATATCAATGTGTGCATGGATTATATAAATTTAAAACACATTGAACAACAAAAAGCTAAGTTAAACATGATGTTTGATGACGCTCAAGATCAACAAGAATTTACGATCCGCTTAACAGAAATTTTAAAAACCAAAAGCGAAGAATATAATCAATGTGCATCACGCATGGACAAGTTAATCACTAAATTAAATGGTGATCGTGCAAAACGTGTCGCATCTAGGAATCAGCAGAACGCTAGCATTTTAAATATTGTTCAACTTTTTCAAGAAGAACAAGAGCGTGGCATTATGGTTAAGATGGCAGAAATGCAAAAGAAGGTTGTTCGCAAAGAGGCGGACGAACTTGAGTCCATGGGCGAATGGAAGTCAAGAGTTTTAGGAGTGAGAAAAGACGATGTCATTTAACTGTAAAGAGTGTGGTAAAGATTTTGGCTCTGAGGCGGCACTTCATCGCCATCTAAAAGGTCATGATATGACACTTGCGGATTATTATACAAAACATTTTCCAAGAAAAAATTTATTGACTGGTGATCTTTTACCATTCAAAAACAAGAAGGATTATTTTGCAAAAGATTTTTCTACATACAGTCAACTTTTAAAATGGTGCCACCATTCAGATGTTGATGAAGTTAAAAAGTATACTTTAAAAAAACTAAAAGAACGCATACAAGAAAAAGAGTTAAAGCTTGGCCCAACACATCTTGAGCTTTTATTAAGTGATTTACCAACAATAGACATTTACAAAAAGTTTTTCACAAGTTACTCTCATGCCTGCAGTCAGGCTGGAGTACGCCCAATGCTATATAGAAACTTGGACGAAAGCTTTTTTACTCAAGAAGGTTTTGACAACTTAGAAATAGTTATTGACACACGTGAAAACAATCCGCTACCTTTTAAAAATACCAAAAAGTTTGCATTAGACTTTGCAGATTATACTGCAAGTGGCACTAAATATGATTATACATTTGTAGAAAGAAAAAGCGAGTCAGATTTTAAATCTACAATGTCGTATAACTTTCCGCGCTTTAGAAAAGAAATGGCAAGAGCAAAAGCAATGGACAGTTATGTGTTTGTTGTAGTTGATAGCAGTATACAAAAAATTAAAAAGCAAAATCACTTTTCTCCACATCCCGCAAACTTAAAATTTATTTTTCACAATATGAAAGCATTATGCCACGAGTTCCCAGAAACATGTCAATTTGTTTTTTCTGGTAATAGAACTTCTTCGATGGATTTGATTCAAAGAATTTTATATTTTGGAAGAAAGATATGGTATTGTGATTTACAATATCATATAGACGCAAGAAATTATGGCTTGGCAAGAAGGCAATCAAAAAAGAAGACTCAGCAAAACCCGCGATATAAACAAAGAGCTTCTTGAAGGTGATCTTGGTTTCTTAGAAGAAAAAGAAGCCAAGCTTTTACTATATAAGTTCTTGCGAGAAAATACAACTTTTGCAGCAGATTTACTGATGGGTATAAAACTTTTTCCGTTTCAGCACATGTCCGTGAAGGCTATGTTTGAAACAGATTATTTTATGGGCGTGTGGTCTCGTGGTATGTCAAAGTCTTTTACAACCGCTATATTTGCCGCGCTCGATGCCACATTGAATCAGGGAGTTGAAATAGGAATACTTTCTAAGTCATTCAGGCAGGCAAAAATGATCTTCAAGAAAATAGAAGACATTGCGGCAAAACCTGAAGCGGCTTTGTTCGCTCAGTGCATAACAAAGAAAAGCAAAAGTAATGACGAATGGTTGTTAGAAATTGGTAGCTCAAGAATACGAGCATTACCATTAGGTGATGGTGAGAAGCTGCGTGGTTTTCGTTTTCATAGAATAATTATTGACGAATTTTTGCTTATGCCAGAAAGAATTTACAACGAGGTGATTGTACCGTTTTTATCTGTCGTGGAAAACCCAACACAACGGGAAGATTTATACAATCTTGAAACAGATTTAATTAAACAGGGAAAGATGACCGAAGAAGAAAGATATGTTTGGCCAAATAATAAACTTATAGCACTTTCTTCTGCATCTTATAAATTTGAGTACATGTATAAATTATACAGTCAATTTGAAAACTTAATTTTTAATCAAAATTCAAAAGACACCGCTCATAGAACAATTATGCAATTTTCATACGACTGTGCTCCTAAACAGTTGTACGATCAAAACTTAATCAACCAAGCAAAAGCAACCATGAGTGAATCTCAGTTTGACCGCGAGTTTGGCGCAAAGTTTACAGACGATAGTAGCGGATATTTTAAAATATCAAAAATGGCAGACTGTACTATACCAGACGGAGAAGATCCCTCTATAGAAGTCGCTGGTGAGCCTGGAGCAGAATACTTGCTAGCTTTTGACCCAAGCTGGGCGGAAAGTGAAAGCTCTGATGATTTTGCAATACAAGTTTTAAAATTAAATAAAGAAAAACAAATTGGTACCGTGGTTCACAGTTATGCGTTGTCTGGTGCAAACATGAAAGATCATATTAGATATTTTCATTATCTGCTTACCAACTTTAATATTGTAATGGTAGTAGGTGACTATGCTGGTGGCGTACAGTTTTTAAGTGCATGCAATGAAAGTGAAACATTTAAAAAAGATAAAATTAATTTAGGAATTATTGATGTTCCATTTGAGCACTCTGAAAGTTACAGACAAGACTTACAAAATGCTAGAAATTCTTATAATATAAAAGAAAAAAAGATTTGCTATTTAAGAAAACCTACAAGCAATTGGATTAGACAAGCTAACGAGTTATTACAATCTAATTTTGACCATAAAAGAATATTTTTTGCGTCAAGAGCTATTGACGACTCGTATCAAAATCAAAAAAGAAAACATATACCAATTGATACATTAAAATATCTGCGCGCTGGCGATAACGAGAAAATGGGCAGAGAAGCAAAAATGATTGATTTCATTGAACATCAAACAGACATAATCGATTTAACAAAAGTAGAATGCGCACTTATACAAATAACCACAACTTCCCAAGGTACGCAAACTTTTGACCTTCCGCCTAATCTAAAAAGGCAATCTGGCAGAGATAAAGCTAGAAAAGATAGCTATTCAGCTTTAGTATTAGGCAACTGGATGGTAAAAACGTATTTTGATATGATGAACTTTAAACAAGAGTCTGTTCAATCTACTTTTACTCCCATGTTTATAAACTAAAAGTAACTTTTTTAACTTTTAAAAGTTAACATTCATAACTTTCGTGTAACTAAAACAAATGGCCTCTAAAAGAAAATATACAAAGAAATCGGAATATTGGAATAAATTTGGCAAAGCTAGCTCTATTGAAGAAACTTTAGCTAATAATCCTTTGTTGCAAAACAGTACGTATTCTCCTAGTATTGAAGGAGAACCGTATATTGGTTCAACCGCAAAAGCTTCTTATGTTAGAGGGGGAGGTAATCCAGAGGTTAGAACTCGTTCAAATAGAATTCATAGGGTACCTCAGAGAGATCAATACACAAATATTCGTGATGGACTATTGCCATACGATTACGCTGTTAGCGGTATCAATGTCAGAGAGGCTATCGAGCTTTGCCAAAAAGCATATGCAAATGTAGCTATTTTTAGAAATGCTATTGATATCATGGCAGAATTTTCTAATGCAGATCTTTTCTTGGATTCTGGCAGTAAAAGATCAAGGGATTTTATTGAAGCTTGGTTTAGAAAAATTAAGATCTGGAAATTAAAAGATCAATATTTTCGCGAATATTATAGATCTGGTAATATTTTCTTTTACAAGATCGACGGTAAATTCAATACTGAAGATTATGTTAAGATGCTAAAAACTTATGGATCAAATGGAGTATCTTTAAATAAGTTGCCAGTGCGATATATTATGCTTAATCCTTTTGATGTAGTAGCAAGAAGAACTACTGGGTTTGAAACCACAGGAGTTTATGCAAAAGTTTTAAGTGAGTATGAAATTGAAAGATTAAAAAATCCAAAAAATGATTATGATCGTGAGGTCTACGAATCTTTGCCACAAGAAATGAAAGATAACTTTAGTAGGAATGGATATTTTCTTGACGGAGCTAAACTTGAGCTAGAGCCAGAAAGGCTAAGATATTCTTTTTACAAAAAGCAAGATTATGAGCCTTTTTCTGTACCATTTGGCTTTTCAGTTTTAAAAGACATTAACATGAAACTTGAGTTCAAGAAGATTGACCAAGCTATTGTCAGAACTATTGAAAACGTCATTTTGTTGATTACAATGGGCAATGAGCCTAACAAGGGAGGCATTAATCATAACAACCTTGCGGCAATGCAAGAACTGTTTAGAAATGAAAGCGTTGGCCGAGTCTTAATATCTGATTATACAACTAAAGCTGAATTTTTAATTCCTGATATGAACAAAGTATTGGGATATGAAAAATACAGAATTGTTAACGAAGATATCAAGGAGGGTTTACAAAATATAGTTGTTGGCAGCGAAAAATATAGTAACACTGCAGTAAAAGCAGAAATCTTTTTAGAAAGATTAAAAGAAGCTCGAGAAGCTTTTATCAACGATTTCCTACAACCTGAAATCAAACAGGTATGCAAAAACATGGGTTTTAGAAATTATCCAATTGTAAGATTTAAAGAAGTTGACACTAAAGATGAGACTCAATTGCAACGTGTTGCCACGCGACTTATGGAGCTTGGTTTAATGACTCCGCAACAAGGCATGGATGTTATAAACAAGGGAGTATTTCCAAATTCAGAAGAAGTTGACAAAAGTCAAGAAAAATTCATCGAGCAGCGCAAGCAAGGGTACTACAATCCGTTGGTTGGTGGCGCGCCTATGATGGATCTAGATGATGACTTAGGTGAGCCAGAGAAAACTGAGCAGACCGTACCAGGAACTCCTGGTCGACCAAGCGGCACTACAGGTATTCCACAAGAAATCGCGCGCTCAGAAATATCTGCTAAAAACATTACAAATGTTATTCATGCAAGTGAAAAATTAGAAACTTTTGGTAAGAAGCAGGCAAGAAAACACTACAAGATCAAAAGATTGTCAAAAACACAAAATGAAACAGTCAATGATTTATGTAAAAAAGTGATTATGGCTAGTGATATGGAAGACTGGGAAAATCAAATCAGTAAATGTTTTGAAGACTCAAACTCTATACTCGGACTATCGACGATGGAGGAAATTGAAAAAACTGCAGAAGAACATCACTTAACTGATTACAGCGCAGCATTGATTTATCATTCGAAAAATTTCTCAAACGAATAAAAACTGTGTAACAGGTTAATAGGTACCAACAGTTTACGTACATGTATAAACACACAACAACATTCCTGCAGCCAATTATTGCATCAGCAGATATTGATCAAGACAGCCTGCAGATTTCTCAAGCATCACTAGACAGCCTAAAAACATTAATGCCCGAGTCGATCGACTTGGATAAAAATATTGATTTAGTTGGCGTCGCTTTTAACGCTGCTGTTGTTAATAAATTTAACAGAAATCATGATGGTATTGGCACTGAGACAGCTTTAGCGGTTAAAGACTATTTTGTTCACAAGCCTACCAACATAGAACATAAAAAACAAAGAATTGTAGGCCACATTGTTTCTTCCGCTTTTTCTAGTTATGGAGATAACGAATTAGTTTCTGACGAAGAATTAAGAGAAACAAAAGATCCTTTTAACATTGCATTAGGTGCAGTAGTTTACAGAATGGTTGATAAAAAGTTTGCAGAATTAATTAATCAGTCAGTTGATCCAGAAAGCCCATTGCACAATCAAGTTTCTGCAAGTTGGGAGATAGGATTCAATGACTATCAAATTGCTCTGGGTAGCGAAGATTTATCTGAAGCAGAAATAGTCACTGATGAAAAGCAAATCAAAGAACTAAGTCAGTATCTAAAAGCTGCAGAAGGCAACGGTACTATGAAAGATGGCACATTAGTGCGAAGACTTGTAGTTGGCAACGTTTATCCGTTAGGAATAGGGTTTACTGCTAATCCAGCAGCCGATGTAGAAGGCGTTGTTCTAACAGAGAAAGATAGTGTTTCCTTTAACGATGAAGATGACGCATCAGTTATTGCTCCAGAAAAAGCTGACAAAATATTAAAAAATATTTTAAATTTTAAAAATAAAATTTCACAAAGTGAAAAAAACACTGTAAAAAATCAACAAGAAAGTAATTCAAGCATTATGAATACAGAACAACTAATCCAAGAGATTAAATCTGTGCTAGATGAAAAGCTTTCTTCTGAAAAAGTGTCTTCGGACAATTTCGCAGAAGAGTCTGTGGCTTCCATTTCTTCTATTGTGAATCAAGCGATTCGCGAAAAGAATGAAGAGTACAAAAATGAACTCTCGAAGGCACAAGAAGAAAAAGCTCAAGTCGAGGCTCAGCAAAAAGAACTCACCGCGTCAGTGGAGACTCTTAGCGAGAAGCTCCAAGCGGCCGAAGACAAAATTCGTCAATTCGAAGAAGATATCAACCGCCAGCAGGCAGTTGCTAGATTCGACGCTCGTATGGAAACAATCGAGCAGGGTTACGAATTAAACGAGGACGACCTTAAGATCGTTGCATCTGAGGTAAAAGACCTAGAAGAGTCTGATGAAGCTTTTGCTTCTTATCAGGAAAAGCTTGGTGTTATCTTCGCTCATAAGAGCAAGGAGCACATTCAAGCTCAGAAAGAAAAATTTGACGCAGCTGTAGCTGAGGCGGTAGAAAAGAAAGTTTCTTCTTTAGAAGAATCTAAAGCTTCTACTGAAGAGGCCACTGCAGAAGTAAATTTAGAAGAGGTTTTAGATGAAGCTCAAGAGACAACTCCTGAGATTGCTAATACCAATGAAGCTTCTTCTGGAGAGGCGGAAACTCTGAAATCAAAGTTCCAATCCGCGTTTAGCAAAGAAAACATTAAAATAACCTACTAACAAGCATTATGGCATATAGATTATTACCATTCAGACAATACGACGAAAACGACGTTATTAATCTGTTCGCCAATGATACGTCGGACGCTAAGCCGACTACCAATGGGAACGGAAGTGCAGGAGTTTTTGTTAGTGTTAAGAGTGGTGGAGGAAACTTTAGTAAAGACCCCATCACTTACGTTGATCGCACGGAGCTTTCTGCTTCTTACGATCATGTTAAGAACCAGTATCCTGAAGTTCAGTTAAAAGTTACTGCAGCAGCTGCAGGCGCTTTTGCTGGTGAGGTACTTGGTATTACATTGAAGCAGACCCTTGAAAAGGACGAGAACGAAGAGAAGCTTCTCTACAATCCCGTCAAGAGAGACGAGCTTCAAGCTGTACTTTCTGGCCAGGCAGTGCCTATCGCCACGAAAGGTATTTTCACTTTGACAAGTGACGCTTTTGACAACGCTAACAATGGTACTCCATCTTGTGTACCTGGCACTGCAGCAGTTATTTCTCCTGCAACCGCTGGTAAAGTAAGTGGTGTAGCTTTCTCTAGCTTGTATGGCGGCTTAGCTACTTCCGTAACTGGTTTGGCTCACGTTGGCCAGGGCGGAACTGTTGTGAAGTATACGACTGACCACGTTGTTGGTACTTGGATTGGTTCAGGTACAAGAACTTCTGTCGGTCCTGTTACTGATGTACACGCAGGTGCCTATGGCGTCTTAAAACTTAACGTCTAATCTTAGAGTATAGAAAGGAAATAAATACAATGAATATTACCTTAAAAAGAACAAATGAACAGCTTGAGTTAGTTCAGGCAATGGCCTCTAAGAACAGAGATGTTGCTTACGAAGCTCAGGTTGCTTTAGCCGAGTTTATCGGCCCAGTGATTAACGAAGTGGTTAACAACGCTCCTACTTTGAGCAACTTGTTCACCCCGCTTCAGTTTAATGCTGATGACAACCCCAGCATCCCCTTGGATGTTTATTACGATGTAGCTGACGAAGACTACATTAACGTTTACAGCTCACACGCTCCAGGTGGTCTTCCCACCAACCAAGTTACTCCTTCTCATAACGAAGTGAAGTTGGCTACTTACAAGCTCGACACTGCAGTTTCTTTTGATAAGAAATATGCTTCTCGTTCGAGAATGGACGTAGTTAGCAAAAGTTTCACTCGCGCTGCCCAGGAAATTCTTCTGAAGCAGGAGAGAACTTCTGGTAACTTGTTATTGGGTGCATTAGCAAACGCTTCTACCACTATTGATGGTTCAACTAAGAAGCATACATTTGCTAGCAACCAGGCTGGCCGCTTCTTGTTGGATGATCTTAACGCCTTGTTAACCTTGGCCAAGAGAATTCGTCCTTCGTTTGCTGGCGGAACTCCTGTGGCTGGTAGCGCTGGTATCACGGATCTTATCGTTTCTCCTGAGACTGTTGAAGATCTTCGTGAAATGGCCTACAACCCAATCAACACTAGAGATGCTGACGGCGCCGTCGCTGCTTCTGCGGACAACTTAATTGCTGCTCCAGATTCAGTGCGTGCTGGCATGTATACTAGCGCTGGTATTCCTGAGTTCTACGGCGTAAGCGTAATGGAAATTCACGAGCTTGGTCCAAATAAGAAGTTCACTAAGATCTTCGCTGGCTTGGCTGGTTCTTCCCAGATGGATAATAACCCGAACGGTGGCGACAGCGCTTTCGATCATGGTGATGCTGATGACTTGGTTATCGGTATTGATCGTAGCCGCGATGCTTTTGTTCGCGCAATCGCAGTTGACAGTGAGACTGGTTCTGAGTTCAGCTTAGTTGCTGATGATCAGTACAGTGTTCGTCAACAGAAGATTGGCTACTATGGTTCTATTGAAGAAGGCCGCGTGGTCCTCGACGACAGAGCTATTGTTGGTGTTGCAATCGATCTGTAATCCATATCGACACAAACTCTTAACCCGCTCCATTTGGGGCGGGTTTTTTATTTCTATTTTTAACTTAAAAAGTGTAATAAGAATAGAATTCAAAGGTATAAGGAAATATTATAAAATATGAAAAAGACTACTTCAAAAAGAAAAGCTTCTGCTAAGAAGCCCAGAAAAAAGACGGTTGCTAAAAAACAGTCTGAGTTGGAACAACTTAATTTAATGGACGGAAAACTAGAAGTTGATAAAGTCAGAGAGCTTGAGGAGCTTTTAGGCGTGGATCAAACAACAGTATTTAAAACTAATGATTTAGAAGTTTTTAAAGACGACTTATCAGATATGACTTTAACAGACATGCAAGCTTTAGCGGTAGAAGCTGGAGTATTTCCATCTGGTAATAGATCTGCTCTTAAACAAAAACTAGTAAAAGAGTTTGTTAGCCAGACAAAAGGTCGTAGATATACCACTGGTGAACAAAAGCCAATTATCGATCCAAGTGATCCACAATTTGATAAAGTAAAAAAACTAATGTCTGAAGGTTTCTAATGAACGAATTTAAAGTATTAGCTAATAGTGTTTTTGTCAATGAATTTGACAGTGATACAGACATGGCCACTCTGAGTCAAATCTCGGGGTGGTTTGAAAATAATATTGGTGAGCTAAATACTTTAATATTTACTTCATTTAGCGGTTCTGGTATTGGTGTTACGGATAGTATTAAAATTGTGCCAGAAAATAAATTTGGCTACGAAGAAAGTGGAATATTTAAACAATTATATTTAAAACACTTTTATCGTAAAAAGGCTAGAAATGTATTAAAGGGCATTGATAGCAGCGTAGATTTTATTTCTTTGCGCGAAGGCGACTCAATGATTACTCGCACAAACAAAAACGAAATCGCTAAAACATATCGCGGTTTAGCAAAAGACGCGGAGGAAGAGTTGGAAAAACAAGTTTATGCTTATAATTACTATCAAGCTCAACCAAGGCAAGTCGCAGGAACTGACGTTCGAGTAGCTCCAGTAACAGGTAATCGCGAGAATATAGTTTAAATATCGCCTTTAGCAATTCCACTAAACTTAAATCCAGTAATTGGATTACATTCAAATGTAAAGGTGGCACTAACTTCCATATTGCTACCTATTGACTGTCCAAAATTTTGATTTTGTAGTCTAGCTTTGGTTATTTCTATTTCAATAGCTTTGTTGGAGGGTTTACGATCACTTCCCAAATCACTCGTGGGATCCATAAAAGTCAAAGTAAAATCATAATCATTATCTTCGGAAAATATATCGTTTACGTTACCATCCTCTATATTATTAGCTGTGGCTGTAAAACTTATATTCCCTAAAGATGGAAATTTTGCCCTTCTATCGTATGCATACCTAGACCCAAATCCAAACAATTCAGTTCTATTTATTGGAACGTCTATGCTAACGTCTGTAATGTGCATTTTATTTGATCCAGATAGGTTGATACCGCCAACTGTAGTTTCTTTAAAAGCCATTTGGACATCGCCAGGTCTTAAATAATGTATATCTCCACTATTTTGATGACCCATTGTATGAAAGTTTGTTCCTGGAGATTGAGCAAAGTCGCCAGTCCTTAATACGTATCCATAGGGATTTGTGGCAGGTTGACCATCAGCTGGGTTCACTGCTGGAATTAGACCAGAACCAATAGTGCAAACTGTACCGTGCGCATCTTCAAAACTCATTGTGCCGCTTGTTGTATCAAACTTAACATTAGATGCTAAATATTCTACGGATGCAGTAGGAATCGAGCCAACAGAAGCTTGTATACTATAGTTTGTTGGAACACAGTTACCAAAACCAAAAACACTTTGATTAGAAAAATTATTTACAAGATTAAAATCTTGTTCTTGTTTTTCGCTAACTATTAAAAATAAATTTCTATCTCCGCTTGTATTTTGTTGGCCAGATAAGAATGCAGAACTTTCTCCAGATGGGCAAAAGCCCAACATACCTTCATTTCTCCCATCACTTAATAAGTAAGTAAAGCCTACAGATACGTCAGGTTGAACTACAGCCTTTCTAGTAGTAAGAGAATGGCCTCCAATTTGTTGTATTTCCGTTCTAGCGACGTTAAAATTAAAAGAGGCACTTTGTACTAGATTTATTTGTTTAAGCTTGCTAGGGACGTACTGGTGATTCGGAGTACTAGTGTGAGAACCAGTATGAAGTGAATATGCTGGAGTCGGTCCAACCAATAATCCTACGTTTTGATATGCTATCCTATTCCTCATGCCTATATAAAATTACACCACAATCAAAAGACTGTGGTGTAAAACTTTGTTTGATTTGAGTTTATTAATTATAAAAATTAATCAGCCACTCGAGCTTCTCTAATCGAGTGAGCGCCACATTGTGTTCCTGATATGAACAAACCATTAGTCGTATCTTGTGGACCACCGACAGTAGCGGTGAATGATAAATCAACAGATTTATTATCTCCAATGCTTGAACTAAATGATTCGCTGTCTAACGTTGCATTTTTGATAACATAAGCTATCTGACCAGCATCATTCACTCCAGCAGAGCTTCCACCAACAATATTTTTATGCATTTTCAAAACGATATCATGTTTAGTGTTTTCGTATAATTCTTCGAACAAATTGCCCGCTTTTAAGTCTGCAACAGTAGCAGATACACTAACAGCCACCTGCACTGGGAAATCGATTTCTCTAGCGAAACCAAAAGAGTTCCCTAATCTTTGCAGCACGCTTCTTCCTAATGGCAGGTCAATTGAAAAACTATTAATATGAGCAGAGGTTCTGCCTCCATCATCTACTAATTGTGTTAGTAACCCTGTGCCCTGCAGACCTTCATCAGAAGCGCCAGCAAAAAGCACTTGTATATCTCCAGGCCTAATAACTTCTCCGACGCTGCCAGTTACTGGCGCTGGCAATGCAAATTTGCCCGTGCCCACTGTGCCTGCGTCAGGGTCAATAGCTGGAGTATCCATTGATGCTGAACCGCTCTGGGCGGTAATATTTAAGCCCTCCACGGAAACGCTAGCTGTTGGAACCGCACCAACTGACGCATTAACACTATAGTTAGTAATAAAACCATTTCCAATTGAAATTACAGTACTGTTTGAAGAAGCCTGCAAAGCTGAGTTGTTTGCATCAGATCCTTCTTTTACCGTTAGAATATGATAGTTTCTACCAGAAGTATTTGCAAGTACGCCAGAGATCGCAGACTCACGGGGACTTGCAACTGTGTTAAGTGCATTAACTGATATACCTAGCGCGTCTTCATTTACGCCGTTTGTCACCAAATATGTAAAATCCAGTCCCACAGTTGGAGCATCAATTACAGCTGTGTCTATGCGAGCCAACTGCCCAAATTGATTAATGTCAGTTCTGTTGATTGCAAAGTTATAGTTTGCGCTTTGAACTCGATGTATTTGGTGAAAGTTGTCACTTTTCAATCCTTGGGTAGGATTGACTTGGCCAACGGTTCCACCGTTAACAATATCTATTGTATTGTGCCCGCTGTATTGGTGGGTCACATACAACGCTTCACTTTGATAAATTACTCTGTTTCTTGCCATGATATTTAAAAAGGTTTAAGGTTATTGTTGTTTACAACATTTCTACTGTAATGTGAAATTTTTTCTAAACTTATATAAAGTTAAAAGTCAACTTTATACTTTACTTTACACTTAATTTGCTCTAGGCGAACGATATTTGTGTATTTCAAAATCAATAAATCCTATGAAAATGTTAGGATTCACACGCTTTTTAACACGATCACTTAACTTTGAAACGTCTACAGACTCAATATGAAACAAGCTGTCAGATGCATCACTTTCTACTTGATTGTAGCTATAACCCGTGGGATAACTTGATGACTTTATATCACCAAACTCTGTTGTAGGAAAATCTTCAAAGTCAACTTGCACAAAAGATCTTTTTTGAGCATCCGCTGCTAATGACAATACACAATCTAAACAATATAAATCACTAGTCATAACAACAGCTTTTACGTTTGTTTTTGTAATATCTAGTCCGCCAAAAGCAAATGGTTCATTTTGTACACTTTCAGAAGTAACAAAAACTGCTGGTAAAACTTGATCATAAGGCTCTACTCCAGTTGTATTGATTGAGCCAAATCTATCATTTGTTTTAAATTTTTCAATAACCAAATCTTCTTCTGTTTGGTTTGTCATATATAAATTAAAATCTTTTACCGCGAATTGGCCGCTCAAAGATAAATCATTGCCAGGCACATTTCCAGAATCGTCACCAGTAAAAAATACTCTACCGTTATCATAATCTATCGTTAAACCACTTGTTCCGCGAGGTATCTCAAAAGCCATTCCATTTTCTCTTTGACCACTAATTCTGTCAATAACTATTGCACCCTGTGTTCCTTGTGAATTCACAACTCCGCTATGCAAACCACTATCAAATATAAATTGTTTATATTGTGACGAATAAACGTTATAATCACTTGATAGTCTATCATCTGTCATATTATAAAATACGCCAGTTTTGTTTTTGTAAGCGTCTCCATACTTTTGCAAATAGTTGTCAAACCAAAGAAAAAAGCTGGTCATTAATGTATGTTGAAATTGTGGTTTCATAGTGATAATTTATTTACTTTTAGTAAAAAGTTGTTTAGTATTTCTGATATGTATTTAGTGTTTTTAAATCTTCCGCCGCGGATTTTTGATTGACTTTGAATGCCTCCTCCAGACCTACTAGCATCTGATTCTACGTTTAAATATCTGCCAAGACCAGACAATCCACTTTCAATACCTTTTAGCCAGCTTCTGCCCGTAGCATACGGTAATGGAGTTGCATCAAACAACTCCTCTTTAGATGGATAATATATTTTAAAGTCAACTATTGCGTTTTTTACTCGGATAAATGCTATATAAGAAGATTCTAGCATATTTCTTACGGTTCTTACTGGTTCATCATTTTTGTTAAATCCAATAAATCCAAATAAACTGCCTTTACTGACAAATGCACTTGGATCTGCGTCAACTCCACGCTCGAGCTCTTGCGTTACTGGGTGGCTATTAAATTCTGCAAGCATTTCTTGTTTTAATATTTCAAACTCTTTTATCAGCCTAGACTCTACATCTTTCCTGAGGAATTTGCCAGTTTGTTTATAAACAATATCAATTGCTCCAGCTGGAACTACTACTCTACTCATCGATTGGTTTTAAATAATAAGTGTAAAATCTCGCATCAAAAAGTCCGTGCGGTCTATAATCACTAAAAATAGTAAACCTTCTGCCATCCAGTTGGACACGTTTTGCATCTTTTAAATAACTATGTGCATCTCCAGAAACCTTGATTCTTACGCTACCTGCAGGCATTTTAATTTTTAATTGAGAGTCAAGTTGGGAATCTGCAAAATATTCTTCGTTTTGATTCATATATTGAACTCTCGCTTTGTAACTGCCAGATTGTGTTACATTTACAACGCTTGTTGTTGATCCAGCGGTTCCGTAAACAGAGTTAAACTCTGAACTAGGAGTTGTAACTGTTTTTGTGGCTTCTTTGATTATTTGGATATCGCGTGCAAAAGTATCATGGAGACTGTCCATGACATCATTCAATGCTGATTTATCCGCAGCTGTAAGTAAACTTGCCATGCTTTTCTTTACACTTTTTATTGTTTTTTGTGTAATATAATTTAGGTTTAAGGTTTAAATTATGGACGCAAAAGGATTATTAGGCGATTATTATGGTCGTAATACTAAGAAATTATTTAAGACATTTTTAATTTTATTAGAAGATTTAAAAACAGACCATGACATTCATTTTTGCAAACTTCGCAAAAATTTACCCAATCATAAAGAATTAATCGAACAAGCTGATTATTTCGACGAAAAGAAGATGCAATATCTTCGTAAAAAAGTATTAGATATGGGCAATGAAAATATTCGCAATAATGACGATGATTTAGATAAGTTCACAATAGAATTTCAATTTAAAAATTAATATAATAAGGATCAAGGTATGAACGAAATATATAGCTTTACAGTCGAACTTTCAAAGGAAAAAGAAAAGAAAGTCGAAAAAACAATTATTGATAAAGATACTGGTGAAGAAAAAACAGTGTCTGTCAATGAAAAGTTTACAGAAAAAGAGCCTGTGCGGGTTATTTTGAAAGAGCCTAATCGCAGACAAATTGAAGAAGCTGATATGGAGTACAGCATTGAAATTAGCCAATGCATCAAAAGAGGCATTCTTACAAAAGCTATGCTTGCTAAAAAATATAGTGATTCTGGCGGGTTGATGGCAGAAACTGATGCTCAAGTATTAACTCAAAAATACGGACAACTAAATCAACTTCAAACTGATTTCACAAGACTAAATACAAAAACGGGAGATCGCACAGAAGAAGACGAAGAAAAAGAAAAACAATTAATTCAAGATATCGCGGCATTACGCAGAGACATTGTTGATACTGAAACTGCATACGCTTCTTTGTTTAATCACACTGCGGACACTAAAGCTCAAAACAGAGTTATTTTGTGGTACGTTTTAAATTTAGCATATGTCGCAAGAGGAGAAGAAGATCCAGAGCCATTGTTTGTAGGAGACTCTTTTGAACAAAAAGAAAATCATTATTACGAACTTGATGAAGCTCAAGACGAATTATATTTACTAGTTCAATCAAAACTTGCAACCTTTGTAAGTTATTGGTATTTTACGGCGGGAGTAACTCGCGCAGACATTGAACAGCTAGATAAAGATATTGAAGAAGGTAATGTTTAATGGGTTTAGAACAAACACTGTTCAAGCGCATTTTTCGTGATGTTGTTCGCGGACATTCAATAAATTATTATAACAACAAAAAAATCTACGTTAAACATCTTGGCGTTAATGAACAAGTTGATCTGGATGATTACAGATTAGAGCATTTAGAACGCGCAAAGCAAAGAGGAATCCCCGAAGAAAAAGAAGTATTAAAATTTCTAAAAGACAGTGGCGATTGGACAGATAAAGACGAAAAAGATATATCAGATCAACACTCTTTTATTCAAAGCTTGATAGACAATAAAGCTGGATTATATCTGCAAAGTCAAATAGATAAACAAGATGAACTGATTCACAAAGCTCGCGAAGAGCTGGACGAAAAACTAAAAATAAGAAGAGAACTGTTGGGCAATACTTGTGAAGATTATGCGGAAAAACGTTGTATTGATTTGTATATTATAAAAAGCTTTTATTATGATATAAAATTTGAAGATGATGTTTTTACGCAACAATCATTTGACGAATTATCAAATACTGAATTATCAATAGTTAATGCTATATATAATGAAATATTTGGAACATATTCTGATTTAAATTTTCAAAAAATGGTTTTAGAAGATTTTTACGGACCGTATATGCAGTGCTGTGATAAACCGTTAGACTTTTTCGGAAAACCTACTACTCTTTTAACACATTATCAATTAAGATTATATTCTTACACCGTAATGTTTAAAAACATATTTAATTCTGGAGAAGAAATACCTTTTAAAATCAGAAAAGATCCGCAAAAACTTATGGATTGGGCAAGAAATCCTAAAGGTAGAGAAAAAGCAAGAGAAGTTATGGAAAAATCTGGCGAAGGCGGAGCAGGCTTGTTTGGAGCGACAAAAGAAGACCTTGAATCATTGGGCATTGAAACGCAAGGAGCTGGAACAGTTTCCTTAGAAGAAGCGGCAAAGAAAAAGGGTGGCACCTTAAACATGGAAGATTTAATGAAATTAAGTGGAATGGGTTAATTTTTATGTGTAATTGCATATAAGGATAATTGGACCCATGGCCAGAGCAATAGAAGTACCAGTAGTAGCAAAAAGAGGAACGCTTGCAAAATCGATAGAAGGCGAGGCAGCAGCAGCGTTTAGAAGTTTGGGCAGATCGTCAGGAGCAGTAGCTCCGTTGGGCAGAATGCTTGGAAGGATAAGAGCGGATGCAGACGAATTTACAAAATCTATTGAAGCTTCTAACGCTCGTGTTATTGCATTCGGGGCCAGCGTTGGCGTTATTAATGGTATCAGTAACGCTTTTAAATCCTTAGTCGCTACTACGATCAATGTCGAGAAAAAATTAACCGACATTAATATTGTTTTAGGCGCTTCGCAAAAAGGCATTGCAAAATTCGGAGATGGGCTTTTCAGAGTTGCAAAAAATACTGCACAAAGTTTTGACGTGGTTGCTGAAGCTGCTACTGAATTTGCTCGTCAAGGTTTAAGTATTGAAGAAACATTAAAGCGTACAAATGATGCGCTTATTCTTACTCGTCTTACTGGACTAAAAGCCGCAGAGTCTGTTAAAGGTTTGACTGCTGCAGTTAACGGTTTTGGTAAAGCTGGTCTTACTACCACTCAGATTATTAACAAACTGTCTGCCGTTGACGTTCAATTTGCGGTGGGTACAGATGACTTGATTGACGCATTAAGTCGTGCAGGCGCTGTAGCTCAAGACGCTGGAGTTAGCTTTGATGAGCTGGTTGCTTTGGTAACAGTAGCACAGCAAAGAACTGCTCGTGGTGGCGCTGTTATTGGTAACGCTTTCAAAACAATTTATACTCGTATACAAGATCCCAAAGCTTTAGCAGCACTGAGGAGTGTAAAGATAGCTGTTGATGATGTAGCTGGGGCCGCATTACCAGCTAACAAAATTCTACAAAATTTAGCGCAATCATATGACGGCTTAAATAGAACTCAAAAAGCCACAATCGATCAGTTTGTTGCAGGAAAATTTCAAATTAACATTTTAAAATCTGTATTAGGAGATTTAAATACCGTTAATAATGAATACAGCAGAGCTCAACAAGTTTCTGCAAATGCAACAGATCAAGCAATTCAAAAAAATCAACAATTAAATAAAACACTTGCAGCACTCGCAACTCAGGGTGGACTAGCTGTTGAAGAATTAGCAAAGAAAATTGGCGATATTAGTCTTGGCCCAGGAATGCGTAATATTCTTACTACTTTTAACGAACTTGTAGAAGGAGCAACTCGTGGGCTAGATGGTGAAGGTGCGGGATCAAACTTTGCAAAAGGATTACTAAGAGGTATCGGAGGAATTTTAACAGGCCCAGGTTTAATTGTTATTGGCGGAGTATTTATAAAACTATTCAAAGATCTTACAATCTTCGGTGTCAAAAGTTTAAAAAACTTATTAGGACTAAACAATGCATCAAAACAACAAGCTGCACTTCAACAAGGCATTGGCCAGCTACTCGCTACAAACGTAAAATTTCAACAAGCAATTGCTGCAGCCTCAGGTAATACTGCAAAACAAGCGGCTGTCGTAAACAGATTTCTCGCAACCGAAGTTGCCTTAAGAGAGCGTGCGGCGGCGGCTGGAGCAAAAATGGCAGCAGGTGCATATGCAGGCGGCTTTGGAGTTAGCGCCGCAGGCTTTATAACAAAAGGA